CAACAAGAAATAATCAACGACCTTAAAGCAAGAATCGAAACCTTAGAAAATAAATAATTATGGAATATAAATGGGTAATTAGCGACCTTAAAGCTAAGATTCAAGACGGTGAACTATCAAACGTAATTGATACGATTCATTGGAGATACCAAGCAACAGACGGAGAGCATACTGCTGACGTTTACGGTTCAGTAGGATTAGAAGCACCTGAAGCAGATTCTTTTATTCCTTCAGAGGATTTAACAGAAGATATTGTTATCTCTTGGTTAGAGTCTAAACTTGACGTAGAGGCTATGCAAGAAGGGCTAATTGCGCAGCTTGAGGCTGTCGCCAATCCAACACACATTAGCCTAAATTTAGTAGCGCAAGAATCTCAAGAAGATTCGTTATCTTAGTAGGGAATTTAAATTCTTTATTATGAGTAAAATTACTGAACAAGAGTTAGAGCAACTCAAAGACCAAGAGTCGAAGAAAGCTCAAATTACAAACGAAGTAGGTATTCTTGAAGCAAGAAAACACCAACTACTTCACTTATTAGACAACATCTTAGAAGAGCAAAGCAAAACTAAGACGCTGTTAGAAGATAAGTACGGAAGGATTAATGTAGACCTGAAAGACGGAGAGTACACTCCCTTAGAGGACTAATCTAAACGGGGGCTTAATCGCCCCCTTTTTTGAATTATGGCATTAGATGTAAGTAAAATCCCTAACAACAGTAAGTTCGACCCTGTAAGGGAGGCTATATTAGACTTACAAGCAGAAATCTCAAGTGGTGTCGCAGGGGTTAGTTCTTTAAATAACCAAACAGGGGCAGTAACTATTGCTCAGGGAAGCAACGTCTCTATCACTACAAATAACGGTGTGATTACTATCTCTTCTACTGCAAGTGGAGGAGGAACTTTAGACGGTGAATTAACCTTAGCTGCAGGAGATGGTATTTCTTTATCTTCTCCTTCGGTGTTTGACGGGTCTACTGATTTAACCGTTACCATAACAAATACAGAAATCCCTAATGACGGGGTGCTTACTTTTAGTGCGGGTGCAGGTCTTACTATAGCAGGTGGGCCGACTTGGACTGATATAGTAGATAATTGGTCAATAGAAACAGACGTATGGGGCGCATCAGTAGGTGCTACCTTTTCTGCAGACCAAGTAGACAACGCAAATATTAATATCCAACACGGTAACACATCGGATGTTACTAATGTAGTAAACGTAGGTGGGAATGTTCTGCAGTCAATGGGCTTTGACGAGTTCGGTCACGTACAGTCTACAGCTTCTCGAAACTTAGACGAAAGGTATCTGATTTGGAGAAACATATTTACCACTAACGACAACAGAACTGCTACAGCTCAAGTCTACAACGATACCCTTACATTTAAGGGTGCAGGGTCTATAGCGGTTACTAAAAGCCCAACAACAGACGAAATACGATTCGGATTAGCAGTATCTGACATAAGATTTGAAGACGGTAAGCGAGTAGCGAGAGGGTTCTTGTATTGGCAGTCTAATACAGTCCCTGATGGAGGAGATGTACCTCAAAACTCTACGTTTAGTTTCGACTCTTACTTAGTCACTATAAACGACGCTAATTGGTCAGAGATACCACCCACTACGGGCTATTCTTTGACTACCTACTATATTGTTCGCTACACATCTATTGACGACGGGGCGGGAACTACCGCATCAAGAGCTGTTACTTACGGACTACCCGAAGACTCAACAGGATTTGAAGGCCCTGTAACGTTTAACTCTTTAGCGGAGGAGTTAGGGGCTAATGGATTTACAATCATTGATGGAGGACGTGTTAAAACGGGTAGAATACAATCTATCGGACTAAACACTTCTGACTTAGACCAAGGCTTATCTGTTTATACCAATCAAGGGTCATTCTTTGACTTAGGTTCAGGCGACCTTGTGACTATGGACTTTAGTGTGATTAGTGGGGTGGGTAATTTCAAAGGCTCACTTAAAGTAGGTCAGGGAGTTGGTAATGTGCCTTCTGAGATAAACTCTGACGGTACTATTGATTTAGCTGACGGGGTTATTGTAGTAGATGCAAGCGGAAACGTTACGATTTCAAACTCAGCCGATATTGAGGAGTTAGATACACTTACCACTACGATAAATGGAATCAACTCTCAGGTTAATTTGAACTCAAGCAACATATCGACCAACACTTCGAACATCACGATAGCTAATGGTAACATCTCTACCAACGCTGCGAACATCGCAACGCTTAACTCAGAGCTAACAACCGCAGAAGGTCAGATAGCGGCAAACGCTTCTAACATATCGACCAACTCTACTAACATTACAGCCAACGCTAATAGCATCTCTGTAAACTCAAATAACATATCAGCTCTTAGTTCGAGATTAACCACAGCAGAGGGAAGCATATCTACGAATGCGAGCAACATTCAAACCAATAGCACTAATATCACTTCAAACGCAAATGGCATCTCTGCTAATGCGTCAAGTATTTCTTCATTACAGGTTAGCTTAAACAACACTAACAATAACGTATCTGCTAACGCGTCTAACATACAAACCAACACAGCTAATATATCATCAAACTCAAGCGGTATATCGGCTAACGCTTCGAGTATATCAAGTCTTACTGCTACGGTAAACAACAACACAGCGAGCATCACAACGAACGCAAGTGCTATTGCTGAGTCCAATGGGTACACCGAAGCTAATTATGCGCTTACAGCTAATGCAAATGGTGTTATAACAGGTATTCAGTTAAAAGCTGCAGATAGCTCTTCACCTACAGGTCAGGTAAGCGATATTACAATGAAGACCAACACCTTCAATATCGTAGACCAAAACGACAACGTAAAACTAAACCTGAACAGTTCAGGAGACTTGACGGTAGTGGGTGATTTATCTGCAGGTCTTGTTGATATAATTGACAACACAATAATTTTAGGAAGTACTGCAGGTTTCGGAAGCGTAGGCTCTATACAATTTAAAAATTCATCACAGCAAACTCTCGCTCAGTTAAACGCCTTTGATAATTTTACTTATAGTGGAATTCAAATGATAGGTGATTTCTTTGCTGAAAGGATATTTTTAACAGGTGCAACCGCATCTGCGGGTCAGTATGGAAACGTAGGAAGAGCAAGAATCGCAGGAGGATTATTAGTTCAATGGATGACAAGAAGTAATATAAATAGACCCTACTATGCTTGGCCTGAGCAATTCCCGTATATGTGTATAGGGGCTATTGCAACAAGGGTCACTTCTTTTAATCAATTTAGTACAGGACAACCATCCAACCCCCCAACTCAAGATAACGCTATCAACCTATCTTATTCAAGAGATGGTGTTGTAATAGATTATAATGAATCAAGTAATTTTACTACTGTTTTTGTATTAGCTATAGGATATTAAAATGAAATACTACGGAAAATATAACGAGCTTGGAGATTATGTTTCTTTTTTCACTACAGAGGTGTGGAAAGAAGAAGACATACCTGTTGAAGAATGCATAGAGCTTACAGAGCAGCAATGGCAAGAGGGTCTTTCAGGAGACTATAAAGTAATTGATGGAGTTCACACTTATGCTCCCTACATTGTTTCTGATGAGGAATTGTATAATTCACTAAGAATACAAAGAAATAAACTACTCGCTGATTCCGATTGGACGCAACTAACAGACTCACCACTTGCGGACACTAAAAGGCAAGAGTGGGCTGTTTATAGGCAGCAACTAAGGGATTTACCTAATACAGTAGACATAAATAACATTATTTACCCTGAAAAACCTCAATAGAAAACCTAAAAAATAAGGGTTAAACGTTATATAAAGACAAAACAATGACAATGGATAACAAAATATCATTCATAGCAGGATGGTTCTTGACAGCTGCAAGCACCGTTACTGCTGCGGGAGTATTAAACGCAATCATATTGGGTCTTATGGGTGGATTCTTCGGTCTACTCGGTAAAGAAGGCTACTATCATACAAGAGACTACGTCAAGTCTAAATCCCCTAAGGTAAAGGCTTGGATAGGTTCTAAAGTTAAATGGGTTAAGGACAAGCTAAATGGCAAGTCTAAAGGTTAATGATGACAGCTCTGTTGCTATCAATATCAAGTGGTTAGTACAAATCATTGTATTGGTTGGCACAGCGGTCTATTTATATCTTGGAATTGACAACAGGGTTACTGCAAACGAAGACGAACTCAGAAGCCTTAGGTACAATCAAAACACCTATATATTTCCTGACATTCGAGTATTAGAGTCGGAAGTAATAGATTTTAAGTTAGAACGAGAAAGAGTCCGTAAAGACATACAACGTTTAAGAGAATTAGTCAATGAAGCTAACTGAACACATAACATACGCTGAGGCTTGTCATTCAGATACTGCTAAACGTTTAGGCATACCCAATATCCCTAACGAGTATGAGATGTGGAATATGGTCATCTTAGCTACTGAAGTATTTGAACCGTTAAGAGAGTGGGTAGGTGGCCCGATTAAGATTAGTTCGTTTTACCGTTCAAGAGAATTAAACAAAGCTATAGGGGGGTCTGCTAAGTCTATGCATTGTGAAGGACGTGCAATGGATATAGACGATGTGTACGGACACAAGACCAACGCAGAGATGTTTGACTATATTTCTATGTACTTAGACTACGACCAACTCATTTGGGAGTTTGGAGATGATTCGAATCCTGATTGGATACACGTCTCATTTGTAGAACACGACTCAAACAGAAAACAAACCCTAAGAGCTTACAGAGAAAACGGTGGTGTTATTTATAAAGTATTATGATAGACAAGAAACCATTTAACGAGACTAAGGTAGGCAAGCTACTAAACAAGGTATTGCCCGATAAAGGCGTTATAGGCGTTTTAAAGGACGTGTTAGACCTTGATGAGTCACTAACACCTGAAGACAAAGAAAAGGCAGCAGAGAGGCTTATACGAGCTTATGAAGCCGAAGTATCAGATAGGGACTCTGCACGTAAGCGAGAAGTAGAAGTTACCAAAACGGGAAAATTTGACTTTCTATTCAACCTAACGGGTCTTGTAGGTCTTTCAGCTTTTGGTATTATAGTGTGGGCTATATTGGCTTTAGAAATACCTGAGGCTAACAAAGAATTATTTTATCATCTTATAGGAATCGTAGAGGGTGTTACATTAAGTATTTTTGGATATTATTTTGGAACATCTATGAAAGATGAAAAAAAGTAACTATATTGCACACGTAGTTTAAGCGTCCACGTCACGATTCGGCTACAATTACAAGGTGCAAGAATGGGAAGCAGACATAGCACCACCTCAACCGAAAGCTAAACGAGGGTCTGTACTCTATAGGAGGAGTGGAATTAGCGAGCGTATTTAACCTATTAAAGATACGCACCCGTTATGTGTCCGACATCTGTGGAAGCATAATATATGGGTAAGGTACGTAGGGCAACCTATACCCATTTGTGAACCAACAAACTATAAAAGCATAATATATTAATCTATGTCTGAAGCAACACTTGAGGAGTTAGTAAACTCAATCATTAAGAATGAAAAGCTAACCCTTAAAGAGAAGAAGGATAAGTTGTTTGAGATGGATTCGATTATGTACACTAAACTTGGGATAGACTCCACAAAGACAGAGCGAGAGGAGACAAAAAAAAGAAGTAGAGTCATCTACAGAGGAATCAGAGAGATAGACTTCTATTTAGGATGCGCACTACTAAGAACCCAAGATGATAAGAAGAAAGCACAATAAGAATCAAGAGCTTCTCCACAATAGGACTAAAAAGCCTGCCCCTAAGAAACCTTCACGGTCTAAGATAGTCCAAAAGCTCGATACCGTATTTTCTCTTTACATAAGAACTAAGCACGCTAAAAACGGAGTGTGTACCTGTTGTACTTGTGGTAGGAAGTTCGAGATTAAAAAAATACAAGCAGGACACTTTCAGTCCCGTAAACACTATTCAACAAGATGGGACGAGTTAAACGTCCACCCGCAATGTCCTAAGTGTAATGTATTCTCGCAAGGCGAACAGTACGAATACGCTAAATTTCTTGACAGGACTTATGGAGAAGGCACAGCTGAGTCACTTGTAGAAAAGGCAAGAGAAATAGAGAAGTTTTCTACAGGCGAACTTGAAGCACTAATAGAACACTATCAACAAGCGTTAAAAAGATTATCTTAATAAGCATACATTAAGTCGTATATTTGATTATCTGTCTTTGTTTGTATCCCCGAAGAGGAGTAGCTGTAAAAAAGTTGCTCCTCTTTTTTGTTTACATTTGTTTATTAAATTTATTTGTGTATCTTGCATAAAAATACTTACAATGACAGATTTAACATTAGATGGATTGAACGACTCAGAGTTGTACAACCTCAACCTTATTCCCTTAGAGGTGAGTGAGGCAATCAAGAACAGGACTTGTTTCTACAAATCAGATGAGTACAAACTAACACTCGAAGACGGTAAGTTAGTCTTAGAAATCTTTGAGAAAAAAGAAAGGGAGTACTATGACCTTTGAAGAAGCAAGAATTAAAGCCTTAGAGCAAGAAATCGAAAAACTCAACATCGAGATTATTAACCTTCAAATTAAATTACAGTATGCAGAAGACAACGCAGACAGGTAGAATCACATCCATTGAACCGATGGGTACGTGGTCTAACGGACAAGCAACCTTTAACAAGTTCCGAGTGGGATTTGCTAACGGTGACATTCTTAGTTTCTTAGCTAAGGACAACTTTAAAAAGAACGTAGGAGACGACATCACTTACGAAAAGAATCCTGCACACGGTACGGGTAAGGTTATTTATGAAAAGCCTACCTTTAATCAGCCAACTCAAAAAACAGTGGATACACAGGAAAAGATTGTGCGTCAGTCAATGCTTAAAGCAGCAGTTGATTTTCACGCAAACAATCACGGCAAAAGCGAACAACAAGTTCTACAGACAGCTCAATTATTTATAGACTTTATAAACCAATAATATGCAAGTAAGAGGAAACATCAAGTTAATCGGTAACACTCAAACCATCGGAGCTAAAGGCTTCCAAAAAAGAGACTTAGTACTAACCACACAAGAAAAGTACCCGCAGAGTATTTTATTAGAGTTCACGCAAGACAACTGCGCGTCTTTAGATAGATTCTCTACAGGTGACTTTGTTGAGGTAGACATTAATCTAAGAGGACGTGAGTGGACATCACCACAAGGCGAGACTAAGTACTTTAATTCTATTGTAGGATGGAAAATCCAAGAGGCAAAAGAAGAGGTAACAGTAGAGTCACACTCTCCTGATAGAGACGATTTACCATTTTAACAACGGGGGCTTTGCCCCCTTTTATTTATGATAGTAAACATAGCACAGACATTAGATACACTTAAAGACATTCAGCAGGGAAAAATAAAAGAAGGATTAGGATTAGGCATAAAAGAGATAGACACTTACATTAGATTTAAAAGACAGTTCTCGGTAATACTTGGACACGCTAACGTAGGAAAGACTCAGACAATGCTTTACTTAATGTATCTGTATTCTTTAAAACACAAGATTAAATGGTTGTTATTTTCAAGCGAGAACCAACCGTACTCTTTGTATAGAAAACTGATAGAATTTAGCACGTCTCTTCCTATTAACAAGATTCCTGAAGAAACTTTACAAAGCGAGTTGATTAAGATATCGCAGTATTTTAAAATCATAGACCCAAGCGAGTTGTACACTTATAAAGGACTTTTAGCTGAAGCGAGAAAAATCAGAGAGACTTACGAGTTTGATGGTTTTCTAATAGACCCTTATAATAGCTTAGTTACAGACGTAAACGCTGCTAAGTTAGGAAAGCACGAGTATGATTACTTAGCAACAACCGAGATGCTACAGTTCTGCAATGAGAACAACTGCGCTATATGGCTTAACACTCACGCTAACACCGAAGCTCTAAGAAGAACGCACGCAGCTTCACACGAGTATGCAGGACACCCTATACCACCAATGGCATCAGACGTAGAAGGTGGCGGTAAGTTTGTCAATAGAGTTACGGACGCATTTGCTGTGATTCACAGGTATACCCAACACGAAACGGATTGGATGTACTCACACATTCACGTTCGCAAGGTAAAGGATATAGACACAGGCGGTAAGCCAACAACATTAGATAACCCAATAAAACTAAAATCGTTACGAAATAATGTGGGATACGAGATAGACGGAAAGAACCTTGTACAAACCATTAAAGCCACATTATGAACATCAACATCGGTAATATCGATTTAAACTTTCAGTTAGCACCACTTTACGGTGTAGGGGTAGGATACATTTACTTTGACCCTAACCTCGAAGAAGAAGAGGCAGTAGATGAGGACGAGTACTTTCAAAGACATCAATTTTTGTTCTTAGTATTTGCTCTCATTATAACTGTATGGAAGTCTTAAAGAAGTTATTTGAAAAGCATAAGACTTGGTGCGAGATAGTTCGTTCCTTCGGGTGCAACCCTGAAACCGCTGAGGACATCGTACAAGAGATGTACATTAAAATCGGCAAGTTAGTAGAAAAAGGGACAGATATAAGTTACGGTGAGGGTGTGAATTACTTTTACATCTTTAGAACCCTGACGAGTATCTTTTTAGACTACAAGAGAAAAGAATCTAAAACAGGAATAATTGGCTTAGATGAGTTAGAAATACAGATACCTGACGACGAAGAAGTACAGTATAAAGAAGAGTACGACAAAGTATTAGAAGGACTTGCAGAACTTTATTGGTACGATAGGCAAGTATTTGAGATAATAGAGAACGGAGAGAGCATCTCGGAGCTGAGTAGAAAAACAAACATCAGCTACTATTCTCTATACAACACCTATAAGAAAGTAAAGAAGTATTTAAAAGACAAACTATAAAGAGATATGAGAAAATTCTTTTGTATTATTAAGCTTGGAACTATGGTTCACGGCCTGACTGAGATTCTAACTCTTGGTAACGCTTACGCAGTATCTTATTGGATAGCTAAGTTATTCGGAAAGGAAGACTGTGGTTGTTATCAAAGAGAGTTGTGGCTAAATTGTCTAACCTGTAAAGACGATTGCGATGAATGAGGAGGACTTAAAGCTATGGCAAGAGATTAGACCAACTCGCACAGCTACGTATTACCAACGTCAAAAGATGGCGGAGCTGCTGACTAAGTACTACGGATTAAAATACAAAGTACCTTGTGCCTGCCCAAGTTCAATCAAACAAATCATAAACCAATTAGACAAACTAAATGAGTCTTGAAGAAGCAATATTAGCAGTTTTAGAATTAGACGGGTATAAGTTCCACATTAAGGAAAGAGACTTCGCTAAGGGAATAACCCCTAAAGGAAGAACCTGTGCAATGGTCTTAAAGATAAACAAAGTAAAGACTAAGCTAATGATTTCTAAAAAGGACTTAGAGCGACTTGATACAGACGCAGAGGTACAGCTCTATCTTTACGCTGACCCTGAGAAGAACTACACATTTTGGATGAACGATATTGTATTAGGAAACGAAGTACAACACGATTTATTTGACGGAGTAGGATACGAATTAGAAGAAACCCAAGCATCACTAATAACAATAAATGACAAACCTGTATAAAAGACCAATAGATGACCTTCTTTATAAGGAGTTCAACAGAGACCGAAGGCTAAACACCTTCTTTCAGTCCAACAAAGTCGGAAAGTGCGTTAAGCTATTCGATGACTACTACCAATCAGTAGACGGAGACATCAGACAAAAGGGATGGAAGGATTACTATCTAAATAACGTAGATAGACAAGCTCTACTGAACGCTACGGACTTCATAGTAGAGAAATACAATATACCTACAGAAACAGCTGCAGAGTACGTATTTCACCGTGTGGTGGGTCAGACTTGGAACGGTATGGTCTACGAGATGCGATGCGTCGAAACTTTAAAAGGATTCTTCCCTAATCTTAATTTTAAGAAAGCACCATACGAATTAGACGAAAACTACTGTGTGGATTGGCAAGCATTTGATACTAAGCTATTATTTGGGATACAAATCAAACCTGAGTCATACAGGTATATGAACACCCCCTATCAGATGAAAGCTAAGGAGAGACACCAAGAGCAGATAGAGAAATACAAGACAGAGTTCAACGTACCGCACTTTTTTGTTTTTTACTCAGGCGGTAAGATGGTACAGGACGTAGACCTTTTCAATAAGATAAACACCTACCTCGCACTAAGCATTCAGGTGAAGCTATAGCTCGGAATAATTTTTTTTTATTTTTTTTGCTAAAAAGTTTTGTTATTAACTTCTGTTGATATAAATTAGCTTAAAATTAAAAACAAAACAGATATGAAAACACTTGAACTAATCCAAACCGAAAGTTACTACAACAACATAGACAATGGTACAAATAATCCTTGTGTGCGTTGTGGTAAAGAGGTTAAGAATGAAAAGTATTCAATTCATCTAATTGAAGGTGGTAATACAATGCTTGCTGTGGCTGACGAGAACAAATACGATAATGAAGCAGCAGATATGGGATGGCATCCAATAGGAAGCGAATGTGCAAAGCATATACCACAAGAGTTCTTGTATAAGAAGTAATTAAATAGCCCCTTCGGGGGCTTCTATTATGGATAAGTTAGAATCATTTAAAGACATCAAGTACCACGAGGACATTCTTTATGTTCTTGGACTTATTAAGGAGCAGCAGAAGCGTAAGCCTACCGACACTATCTCTAAGATGAGTAAGTGTATGACGGACATCGCTTTTTATGTAAACCACCTACAGCTCACACGAGAGAACTACGGTGCGATAGTTAGAGAGATGCACACTAAGATTTTAAATCTACAAGATGAGAACAGACAACTCAGAGAACAACTCGACACAGAAGAAGTGGACTTCGATTTACAAACCAAACAAGAAACCAAAGACAAGTAGATATGAAACAATTAAGTACAGGGGTTATCATAGCCCGAACGAAAAAGAACGGGGTTGAGGTCATCAAAGCCTACACGCCATCAGAGTGGGAGTTCTATCAATTAGATTGGTGGAATAAAGCAAAACAAACAATTAAACGATTTACAAGATGAATTTATTAGACGGAACAGCTTGGGATAAGACTGAGCTATTAGAAAGAATGAACAACGACGAGTTCTACTACGGATACTTAAAAACCGCAGCTCTTAGTTCGTCAGCACTTAAACTATTATTAGACTCTCCTAAGACGTACAGAAACGTAATGGCTTACGGTAACGAAGAAAGCCAAGCCCTAAGAGATGGTTGGTTATTCCACACCGCAATCTTAGAACCTGAGGTATTCTCTTCGCAGAGATTCGTAGATGTACAGTCTAAGAACACGAAGGCTTATAAAGAAGCCAAAGAAGAGTTCGGCAAGGTATTTACTATGTCAGAGAAGAACGACGCTGAGAGATTAGCAGATGCCTTTCTAAGAAACACTAAAGCGGTTGAGTTAATCAGAGACTGCGAGTTCGAAGTACCTGCTATAGATTACGTACAGGACTTCCCGTTCAGGGGCAAGGCTGATGTGTTGGGTAAGAGTAGAATAGTTGATTTAAAAAGCACAACCGATTTAAAAGCATTCCCGTACTCAGCTAAGAAGTATTCTTACGATATGCAATGCTATCTTTATTGCAATTTGTTTGGGATAGAATATCAGGACTTTGTATTTTTAGCAATGGACAAGAAGAGTTTAGATATAGGAATATACTACTGCTCAGAGGAGTTTTACTTTAGTGGCGAACAGAAAGTCTCGCAGGCTTTAGAAGTTTACGAGAAGTTCTTTATGCAGGGTGAGGACATTGACCAATACTACTTAGAAGGTATATTATGACAGACAAGATAGTAAACAGGGTCATAGACCTATTTAGGAAACGCTCAGAGCGAGGCTTAAAGAAATACGGAGTGACATTAGAGAGAAATGATTTAACCCACGTAGAATGGCTACAACACCTTCAGGAGGAATTGATGGACGCAGCTTTATACGTAGAAAAACTAAAAGATGAGACGAAGAATAAATAATCTAATTAATCTGATTAACGAGGAAGCAGGAATCGATATATTCAGAAACACACGCAGAAGAGAGTATGTAGAAGCACGAGCATTACTGATTTACATACTAAGACACTACTTCGGAATGAGACTAAGCGAGATGCAAACACTATTCAAAAGAAACGGATACCCTATACACCACGCAACTATCTTGCACGCACTAAAGAGTTTCAAAGAGATTTACTTACCTTACAACCCACCCTTACAGGATTTATACGATAAGGCTATCAAAGAGATAAACGACAAGGTAGAGTTTAAGATACGAGACATCCAAAGCAAAATAGAAAGCGTACCTGAAGACAAGTTAGATGAGGTAAAGAAACTAATAGAGTCGTATGACACAAAGTAAACGTTTAAACTTACATCTTATAGCATAAAGTAAGCGTATAAGCTTAAACTCTAAAACAAAAACGCAACAAACAATAAAATGAAAACAGCAATACAAGAACTTATCGAGATGTTTAAAGAAGCAAGAAGCGTTTATATAGCACCAAACGACATAGAGCAAACATACGTCAGCGCTATTCGTTTAGCACAGTCAATGCTTGATAAAGAGAAGGAGCAGATTATAAATGCACATATGGAAGGGCATTATGTTATTTCGCATCCCGTATCTCCTGAACTTGAAGCGGAACAATACTACAACGAAACCTTTAATGATGCTTATAATCAACAAAAACAGAGATAACGTTTAAAATAAACAACAAATGAAATTTTATTACGGGACAACAAGATGGGACGGTTGCATAGCTACTTTCAACGTATGCTTCAGGAAAAAGAACTACGACTACTTAATCGAGTTTGAAACAAGCAGACACTATCTAACGATTTACTTATTCTCTGCTCATTCTAAGAGTCCACGACCAATAAGATTTATAGATAGATTATTTCAAAAAATAGAAACCACTAAGCATAATAAAAATTTAAAATGAGAAACGAAGAACAAAGACTCGAGATAATAACAGAACACTATCAGAAGTGGGCTGACACAGCAACAGACGAATACCACAAAGCCTACGCACAGATAATGCTAAACAGCATATATAACGAAAGACATAAAGAGACCTTCCAAGAACTATCAAAGGTATCAGAGTTTAACCAACCCAAATTCAAATGGAGCAAGTTATCGAACTTAGAGCAAGTCTTGAAGAACTACGGACTATAAAGAATCTAATAACCGCAGTATATATCTTAGGAGCAGTTGAGGTATCCTTTTGTGTAAAGTCACTTATAAGTTACTATTTCAAATGATAACCAACGAAGACAATATGGAACTAATGGCAAGGTACGAGGACAATTACTTCGACCTTGCAATAGTAGACCCACCTTATGGTATTAATCATTCTCAAATCGCAGGCAAACAGTCAGGAACTAAATACGGTAATGCTGCTGCAAAAAAAAGACAATATGATGTAAAGGATTGGGATTCTGAAATACCAAACGAAAATTACTTTAACGAGTTGTTTAGGGTGAGTAAGAATCAAATAATATGGGGGGCTAATTATATGACCACATATTTACAGCCAAGTATGGGTTGGATATTTTGGGATAAAGATAACGGTGATAATGGATTTAGTGATGGGGAGTTAGCTTTTACAAGTTTTAATAAGGGTCTTAGAAAGATAAAAATAACTTGGAACGGAATGATACAGTACGATATGAAAAACAAAGAAGATAGATTCCATCCGACCCAAAAACCAATTAGATTATACGAGTGGTTACTTATGAATTACGCTAAAGAAGGCGATAAGATATTAGACACTCACTTAGGTTCGGGAAGCATAGCAATAGCTTGTCACAATTTAGGATTCGAACTCACAGCTTGCGAATTAGATAAAGACTATTACGAAGCTGCTATTAAAAGATTAGACCAACACAAAGCACAGCAAAGACTGTTCTGAAACAAAATCACCATTCTATTTCGTTATATAAGTAGAATTGAATAATCAATCTTTTTTCAATTATGGATAACAGAGTAAATAACGGAGGCGCAAGAGAAGGTGCAGGAAGAAAAACCAAGACAGAAGAATCTAAGCTAATAGAGCAATTAGATAAGCATATCAACTCAGACCAAGTATTCGATATCTTACAAGGGCTTATCGAAGAGGGTAATATCAAAGCGATACAAATCTACTTAGACAGACGCTACGGAAAACCAAAGGAAAGTGTTACAGTAAGCTCTGAGAATTTCAATATAAATTTCAGGGACATTTTAAAGTTTGATTAGACTACAGAAGAAATACGAAGTCTTTAAAGACGCAGAGAGTAGGTATTTCATTGTTACAGGCGGAAGAGCATCGGGGAAGTCTTTTAACATCTCGGTGCTTTTACTTTTGATGACCTTTGAGAAAGACCACGTTATTCTCTTTACTCGCTACACCTTAACAGCTGCGAGCATCTCTATTATACCTGAGTTCTTAGAAAAGATTGAGCTATTAGGATT